TCTCCATTGATATATAATATACTAATAGAATTTTTCTTAAAATAGGAAACATTTATTGCAGACAATAAATGTTTTAACGAACCAATTTACTATCCATTATAGTTGTCATTATTTGCCGTGGCAAACCATTTAAATGACAAGTAGTTTGTGTAAAGATTGTTTGGATCAGCTTTTGCAGGAGAAGGATTAGGATTTGCTTCTTGGCTGGATGGTTCCGATTTTACATCAATTGTAATTGGAATTGTAATAACCGGCGGATTTGCTTTTACACCAACACCTGCCAATACGTTCTTAGCGATTGATTCTTTGGATGGATTCGCCACAGGAGGATTTTTGTCTTTCACTGTGTTATACAAATAATATATTTGCGATGCACTAATACTTGAGTTAAAATAGGTTACATTGCATATTCCACCGCTTATTCCCTTGTTTGCACCAATCGTCAATGTGTCTTTGCTCATTTGTGGAACCGCCTCATTAACCGATTTTACCAATTTGCCGTTGTAAAAAATATCTATAGTGCCTCCAGTGTAATTTATTATTATGTTATTCCATTTTTGCAATAAGACTTTTTCCATTTTATAGATAATTATATTTCCACTCGCATCTAGTTCTTGTGGGTTTTTAAGGCGACTAACACTACCTATGGCTGGTTCTCCGGTGTTTAATAAGGTAATCATAAGAGTATTCTCACTTGCATTATAAAGAACATTTGGTTTTCCGCCATAATTTAATAAGGAAGTGTATTTGTCTAATGATGAAGTTACATTTGGACTAACTGCGTCTATATAAACCCAAAATGAAATTGCATAATTATAATCGTATAGATTTTCGTTGGAATCTGTTCCATTTAAATTATCATATGTTCCGATTGAGTTTTCTGAGTTAGTGTATACTGGACTGTTTACTAATATGGTTCCACCTTGTTTTGCAACGTTTGTCTGTATTTGTTGTCCTAGAAAAAAATAAATCACATATAAAAAAATTATAAAAACAAGTAAAGCGTAATATGTGGCAGGCGTATTTTTAGTTGATTCTATTGTAGTAGATAAACCAGACCACAATCCGCTTAATCCAGATTTTCCAGAGCCTGCACTAACACCTATTCCTAAGAAGCTCATAATAGTATCAAGCAAACCGACGAGAATGCAAGGAATGTATAAAAGTGCGTTGACGATTAATCTAAAAAATGCGCTCTTTTTGTAGTAAGTTCCTCCAGTAATAAGCTTAAAAACTAGACCCAAAATAGTGACTACAATTAAGGCATTTAATATAAATGATACTATACCAGACTTGCTTGAAAGACCTTCAACGCCCATGACAAGCCACCCAATAAGTAAACCTGAAAAAATGAGACCAAACAAAAGCATAAAAACCTGTCGTGAAATATTTGTGATATTAGATAAGCTCAAATTAATATCTCCATCACTGTCACGAAAAGGTATTTTTGAGAAGGATTGTATTCCAAAAAACAGAATCCAAGCAATAAAAATCACTATTAGCAATATTACAATGAGAGAAATCTTGTTGGTTTTATCACTTCCTGCTGCACCAGTTCCATTTGTGAACCCACCAGGATAAGCAAGAATGCCTGAAACAATAACAATTAAAAAAATAATGAACGCGATTCCACTAAAAAGACTCATTTTGGTAAGTCCTTTAAACAATCCTCCTGGAGATGGATTTGTTGGCGTTCCTTGTTTTACAGAAGGCAGCGTCATCAATGTTATCAAATAGAGGAATCCAAAAATGGCTAATAATATTGTAACAATGAGCGAAGGACCAAAATAAGTTTTTAAATAACCTCCTGGATCAACAGTGTAAAATAATAATATAAAAACAAGTAAACAAAAGTAAATCAATGAATATTTAATTCTCTCATAATTTAAATCCAACCCATACAAGGTTCCTTTTTCCATTGCTAAATAAAATAGGTAAATGCCAATTAACATGGTTATTGGGAAGAATAAGAACGAGTATGCATCTATAATGCCTTTAGGAACAGTTTGATATAATATGATGAGCCCAATAATATACCCTGCAAGAAGTAAAACAAACTTTAACTTGCCTAAAAAAATCAAGAACTCTTTATATTGTGGTATTGTTAGAAGAATAATTAACACAAATGCCGAAACAAATGCGACAATTGTAATCGCTGTTTTGCTTTGTTCTTGCGTTAACGATGGTGCTCCTGGCAAACTAGAATTTTTTGAATATATTAAATCAATTGAAACTCCCATAAGTATGATCATGACAGCAAAAAAGGTTCCGTATATGAGGGGGGTCTTTAATTTTGCATAATCATAATTCTTTGCAGAGTCTAATGGGGTTGCATTGTTTATTATAGGAATTGCTGTAGCTTTTGGGATACTCATAATATAATATAATAATATAATTACATTATATTTTCCTTTTCCAAAAGACACTTTTGGGAAAAGTGTCGCAAAACTCCAACAAGATTTTGCTCCACTTTCCCAAAATAGAATTACATATTTTCCATGGCAGTCTTTTTTCCGTGACAATCCCTGCACAAAGCAACCAAGTTGGAAACTTCATTAGTTCCTCCGTATTCTAGACGTTTGATGTGATCAACTTCAAACCAGGCATTTAATTGTTGGTTGCAATCCCCACACTTCCAACCTTGATTAGATGCTACATACTTCTTTTTTGTTTCACTTACAGAACGTTTTGTGCTTTTGCCACCAGATTGTAGAATGCGTTTTTCTGCGTTTATTGACCCCATACTCGCACCCATGTTGTTTTCTTCATTTAAGTTGCCCATAAAACTTGAGTTGCTAGATGTCGTTGTAAAGTCTATTAATGGACTAAGCATATCCATGGAGGATTTATCAATAGGCATATATTTGACAACGTTATTGGCGTGAAGAAGGATGTTTTTGCATCTTGCTGGATTGCGTTTAACCATGAGATAAAAGATAATACCTAAAAATACGAAAAAAGCTATTTGAAAATATTTTTTATTTTTCATTATCATTTTTGTGTATTTTCCGTCATAATAAGTATTGTAAGCTAAAAATGCGGTTATTCCAAATATTAGTAATTCTAATTTCATTGTTAATATATTATGAGATTATTATATATTGCGCGACGAATTAACTAGTTATTTTTAAGAGCTTTTAGATTTTTTCATGGTGCTGTTTTTTTTTAAACTAGAACTATGTTTGCTTGTTTTTGTTGAGGATTTTGTTGTGGATTTTGTTGAAGATTTTGTTGTAGTGGATTTTGTTGTAGTGGATTTTTTTGGATTTGAAACTGTTAAACTAGATGTGGGACGTTTTTCTTGGAAGTGTGTCGTGGATTTTTTATCGGCCTTTAAAAACAAGGTGTTTAAATCTTCTAATTTTGCAACAATTTTATCAACGTCAACTGGCACATAACTGCATTCAATGACATATAAAATCATTTCTTTTATTTTTTCAATAATTTCCAATTCGCAATCGCACAGTTTATTATAATAATCACTCAAATATTCTAAAATGGGCAAATACGTCATAGTAAACCCCCAAATATCCAAGTTTTTTAAGAACACCTGGCTGAAATACTCCATCTTATCAAACTTTCCATCTCGTGTAAATTTGAACAGCACGTAAGAGATGTATTCAAATATGAAATAAAACGTGTATTCAAATTCTATCAGGTCTTCTTTAAATTGTTTTTCAATATTAATTAATCCGCGCTCAAAAAACCCCTTGAAAATGCTATTTAATGCTTTTAAATGACCTGGACCGCGTTTATTTACCCATGATATCACGTAATTAATAACAAAAGAACGAATAATAAAGAACGTAGGCTCCTTGTGTTTTTTTAAAAATTCTGCATACATTTTTGCAAACGTATCATTGAATAAGACAACTGAAAATGGAACATTGAATTGAAATGGTCTATTTGTTAATGGTTTTGGAATCTTTTCGCCTGATTTATATGTAGTTGATAACCCCCAGTCTATTAAACGTGTCTTAACATGCGCACTACCATCATCTTTTACTAAAATATTGGAATCTTTAATGTCACAGTGAAATACATCTCTTTGATTCATTGGTACAATACCCTTTCTCAAAAGCTCTATTAATGCCGAATTCATCTTGTGAATCTTTTTATAATCCATTTTTTCTCGTTCAACGTAATCTCCAACATCAACTCCCCCATAAGGCATATTGAGAGAAAGCAATTTGTCCAACGACTTGTTCACGTTTGACGCAGTTATGTCCATTTTTTTAAGTGATTTGCACTTCTTGTCAAATTTTTCAAGATCTTCTTTTGTAAGCTCTTCTGGTTCACACAATGAAAATCCATCTAGTAAAAAATAATCGCTATAATTTGGAATATCATCCAATAGACCTTTGAATTCTTGTATTTCTTTGTATTCCGCCTTTGCGTATTTAGTTTTCATTAGTTTCGTTATACCAGCGTCCTTATTTTTTCTTGTTTTGCATTTTATGGCAGGATTAAAAACGCATCCAAATCCACCTGACGCTATCGCTTTTCCTCCTTTAATTTTTCTCATATTATTGTTGTTAAAATAAGCATAGATTATTATTTATTTTAACATTATTATTTTTTATTTGGTTTATTTTTGGGTTGTTTTGTTTTTTATTCATCCTCTTTTCTCTCCTTAAAATAAATCATAATGTCCTGTTTAAACTCTTCGGAAAAGTCTTGAGTGGGAACTAAAATTCCTTCAGAATCATATTCAAGGTGTTTTTTAGGAGAAAAATTGTGTTTTATTAGTATTTGCCATCTCTCTGTATAATTTCTGTTTTTCTTTGAACCATGGTAATGATGCCTAATTACGCCTGGAGTGTAACCGAGTCTTAGGCCTTTAGCTTTGAGTTGAAACTCAAACATGCTGTTATAGTAATCTTCTGTGTATTCAGCTTTAATACCTTGTTCACATTTATTAATAAATGAAAGCGCCATTACATTATCACCTGATCCCAAAACCCCTTTATCATATATGCCGTCAATTTTTTCATACGCTTTTCTTGTTATGGCCCATGCGTATCCAGGATGCCAATAATCGTTTGTTTTTGTGTGGTATTTTTTGTTTTTGGAAAAGCTATAGCCAAATCCATTAAATATTTGCAAGGTGGTTTTATTGGCGTCCATATCAACACAATGACTAAAAATCTGTACAACATCCTTGCATCCATTTAAGATTTTTAAAGTGTCTAATGCCCACGAATTGTTTTCAAACTCAACGTCTGCATCAATCCACGCAAAAGCTTTCCATTTTTTAGGAAGCAAATTTTTAACCGCCAAGTTAACCATATTCTCTTTGTGCCAAATAGCAGTTTCAGTTCTTAATTGCAAATGATTCTTGTTTTTTTTGTCGGTAACTATAAATTTTTGGTTTTTATAAGCCAATTCAACAACAAATAAGTTGACGTGTTCTTCCTCTTCTTCTATTCTTTTAACAAACTCTTTTAAAAGTATATAACGCTTTGCGTATAAACAAGGGTTTGATATAACAATAATCACATTTAATTTTTTCTCAATTGGATCATTATTTTTAATCGCATATTTAATATCATTCACCTTGTAATCAATATCATCAATTTCTATCCCATTAATGACCGTCATATAT